TAGTGATATATTATCTGAGCCATCATAAAATTTTAAAGTTGGGTTTGTTGCATTAGTTGTATCTAGCCAAATAGTACCTGCTACTGCTCCACTAGGTGTAGAACTGCCTGAATGTGTTGAATTTATTGCTGATAATGCATTGTTTAAATCTGATCTAAATGCAGGGAAACCCTGATTAGCGATGTTCATATCATGTTGTGCCATTTAAATACCTTTGTAATATCCTTTCTTATATAAATCAATACCCTTTAGCAATATAATCAAAAGTCTTTGAAATCGGATTACCGCCACTGTTTTTAAAAGTTATATCATATCCCGACACTGATTTATTAGTTATCTCATAAAAATCACCTGTTGCCAACCCTTGTGCTGATATACCGATTGCAGGGGTAGAAATAAAAATAGGTGAGAATGTTATAGATTTAGTTCCCGCACCCGATACTACATCATTGTCTGATAATAATCTTTGTTGCATATCTGCACTTACAGATAATTCCGATACAATGGGTGTTGCTGAATTATTTAAACTTTCCATAAACAGTCTGAATTTAAAATATCTTGCGGAGTAATCACCCACATTAAAATTTCTAAATGATGAATAAGTAATGTTGTCATCAGATACTGCTATCTCTAAATGAGAAGATGCATTCGCACTATCGTCTCCGTCAAAGTTAGATGCTTGGTCATCAAATAATCCTGCTACGTTATCAAATAATCTATCTCTATCTGAAGCAGTTTGAGTAATATTTCCTGTTAGTCTGGTAGTTTGAATACTGCCTAAATCTATTACGTTAGCAAATTCATATGTTCCACTTGATTGAACGTTGTTGTCTGTTGTACCACCATCAAAATTTCTTGTTGTTATATCATCAAAATTATCAGTGGTGTTATCATCAAATTGCTCAATCGTATCTAGTTCTAATTTTTCATCAACTGCAACGACATTATTCTTAACTCCTGTAAAGTCTGGGTGTTCTATTGCAGTGTCAGCATTTTCAAAATCACCAATAGAGGTGATGTTAGTTGTAATGATTGCTTCATTAGATGAGAAGTTGCCTAGCTTGTCAACGGCCTTGATTAAATATGATCCTGTACGAGCAGGTACAGTTATTGAAGTAGCAGGTCTTGATACTCTTGAAACTAAAGTAAAGCTATTTTGCCATTCTGGATTAACAGTTTCTGTAGTGAAGTTAATTATGTAATAGTTTAAATCAGCATCAGGAATACTTTCCCAAGATAAATGAGCATCGCTACCTACAATATTAATTGCGAAGTCTTGCACATTGCTCGGTGGGTCAATCTCACCAATTATATCTCTTGTAGCAGTGACATTTGTACTCTCAACAGCTAATGAATTTATAGCTTTAACTCTTACTGTATAATTATCACCTGAGATAACATTCAATACTCTATGAAATAAATCTACTGTACCTCTACTATGAACAATAAAATTGGTATCTGCAGTTCTTTTATATTCTACTTGGTATTCTCTAACAAATTGGTCTGGTGAAGCACCAATCGTAATATTCATGGCAACAATAACTGTTCCGTCATTGTATTGGATAAGTTCATCATCAAGTGTAATTGCTGACGGAGGTTGCACTGTAAATGGGTCTGGAAAATTAGTATCAGAAATTACAGGTACGATTGTTTTCTCATCAAAGGTGTACCAACTGTCTTGGTGCTCTTGTAAAGATAGACTAGCAGTAAAATTTGCATTTAATGTCATACCACTAACTCTAAATGGCTTATTGACCATTCCTAGGATAGTAGAAGAAACATTGACAATATCACCAATGGCTAAATCCAATCCTTCATAATTGACAGTTATCCCTAGTTTTAAATTATTTCTACTTCTGTTAAGAACAATCTTACCAAACTCTAATGCTTGATATGGTGATATAATTGTATCTAGTGTTATATTGCCTTCTTGTAAAAAACCCCCATCTGCAGTTTTATAGGTTTGGTGTTCTGAATCTGTTTCGGGATATACAACTGCGTCTGATTGATAATTTTTCTCTGGGTTTACATAATTCACGATCACTCTATTGTATTTGTCGTTCTTGCGTTCACTCTCTAATTTAATACCACCAATAATATTATCTTCATTAAGACTGAATGTAGCCGTACCTGTTGTTTCGATTAATAGTTTAAATTTACCTTGCACATAAGGCATTAATCCTCGCATGCCTTTGAGGAATACTTTGACATTATCAATAATCTTTTTGTTAGTGTTAATAACTGCGTTGCAATCAAATAAATTAATATCACTAGCACCAGAATATGGGGTGACTTGTGTTTCTGCAATTTGGCTTGCAGTATAAAAACTAGGTATATCTAAATCGCTATCAGCAATACCTTTGCCGTATCTTTCATTTCTTAAAAAATCTACTAAGCACCATACAGGATTTGTAGAATAGACACCTGTTGTTTCATTACCATTACTATCAAATGTAGAAACTTTACGCCCTTGTACCTTAACCTTGATATTAGGAATATTTGTATATTTGTCAGCGTCCCATGTAAATCTGAATGCAACATAGGCCAATCCCGATAATTTGTGATTGCTAGTCCAATTATCTAAAGTTGATAATAAACTTGAAGCTGATTGATTATCTGCACCATAAAAAGGTTGTGCTTTAATACTTGTTCCATAATTACTATCATCAGAAGTAATTTCAGTACCACTAGAAAAGCCACCATTAAATGTCACTACAGTATCATTAACTTGAATTTCTGTAATTGCGTTGATCTCACCCTCACCTATGACCAAAGCCATATAGAGATAGGTATTGTCAGTCCCACTCGTTTCAATAAAACAGCGAGTACCTCCAACTAATCGCTCACCATAAATAACAGGGATTTGTGCATTGTTTGATTGTTTATTAAGTAGTGTACCCCTAATTTCTTCTACATCAGGAGTATCAGGGATTTCGGGTATATCTATAAACCAAGAAACAACAGTTTGTATAATTTGTTGTATTGGTTTTATTATCTCTGCCATTTGTTATTAACCCTTATAATTTTGTTATTTTTAAATGCTTTTACCCATATTGCATTATCATATTTTAGTTCATTACCAAAATGTTCTTTACACCAATTAATCATATCTCGTATATTTTTACCACATACAAAATTTGCAAAACAAAGATTATTACCACAATTCCAATTAGTTTGGTCTATAATGGCATGATTCATAAACTTAGTTTTTTGCACTTCATTAAGAAACGCCCAATTTACAAAACCATATATTTTGTCATCTTTAAAAATTTTATACTGATTTAATGAGAAACTAGGCTTTAAATGATAATGGATTTCGTCTTTAGTGTAGTGTTTGTATTCTTTAAATAATTGAAAAAAATCAATTACTTCATCTATCAAGCCCTGCCCCATTTGATATCTTGTACTGTTAATCCTGCAAACTCCATACCACGATCATCTGGGAAAAATCGTTGTTGGCTTCCTTCGTTTGTTTTTCTACCTGCAATTCTGCTAAAGTCAGAAAAGTGTGATGTACAAATTAATGCTATTGTGCCACTAGTGGTATCAATTCTAAAACTTTCTATAAACCCCTTATCGTATGTATAAGTATCAATCAAAGTATCTGATGAATTTAATAACCCAATATCTATTGCTACTTCATCATTACTAACATTGTTGTTAAGAAGAATTGATGTAAATGCACTATCTACTGCTGATAAATTTACTGTAAAATTAGATACATCTAAATTTGCATTTTCTGATTTATTTGTAATTGATAGTAGATGACCACTAGCAGAATAGGTATTAGAGTTGTGACTTATGTCTTTGTAATGATTGGTTATTCTTTGGGGGGTTGGGAATAGTATTTCAACTAATAGAATAGGCTTGATAGTTTGATTTGCTAATTCATTCTTTAATTCAGTGGATAATCCTCTTGCCATTATAGGGCCTCTATGAAATCAACTTCAAATCTATATAAGTCTAAATCCTCTGTATTAAATTGTTGAACATCATTTGTTAATCTAACTGTGAATTGTACCCCGTCATAAGTGACACTTTCTGAATCAGATAATGCAGTCCTCAATGGTGGCTCAATAGTAATTGTTGCATTATTTGAAACATCACCCGTTGCGTCATCAACAACCATATAAACCTTATTATGACCAAACTTGACAAAATCACCTGCCTTTAATGTGCCTGTTATCCCTGTTATATCAATGGTGGTATCACCTGCTGAATGGCTTCCACTAACAGTCAATGTTCCAGACACATTACCTTTGGCATCTTTTAAATCTGGTAAGGCTATTTGAAATGTCTCTTTTTGTGATCTTTGTTTCATTACAAAAGCAAGGACGGGTGCAAACTCACTTCTATTCATTGGTGGGTAAGAAGCTGAAAATTTAAACCTTTGTCCGTCCACTTGTACGGCAAACATCTTACCACTATCAGTAGTTGAAGTTATTGTCTTTTGATCAGAACTAAATCCTATTGATTTAAACTCTGGTGTTGTTGGGTATGTACCACTCATTAAATTAACGCTTCCTTACCTTGACTATTCAAAGCATCATTTATCACATTAACAATTGTACTTCTACGTTTAATTAATAACTCATCAAACCCTTGTGTATCATTAGCTAAAATATTCACATTAACGACAGTTTGACCACCTAATTCTTTATTAGGGATAATTCTACCATTTTGATTAGGTATCATGATTTCAGGCCCTTGTTCACCTACCATGTAAGGTTTATTTTCTGCCACAGGGCCACCCAATGCCCTACCTTGGAATTGTTGAGATTTAATCGCATTTACTTGTGCCATACCTTTAGCGAGGGTAATACCTGCCTCGATATAACCTAATGGGAAACCCTTTGCCAATCCTTTAGCCACACCTTGATATGTAGAAATAATTGCTTCACCCATAGCAAACGCTTTGTAAATTTGAAATGCTTTTTTATTTGTTGAAGATAACTGAGTTAAGATATCCCTTGCAGAACTTACTAAAATAGATTGTTTTGTATCTTCACTAATACGAGCAAAGTCTAATTCATCTAGCTTACCTTGTTTAAATAATTCGTATAATCTTGTGTTTGATTGTGTTGCTAAATCTTCGCTTAGAACTTTATATTTCTGTTCTGATATATATCCGTCATTTCTAAGTTTTTCTAATTCTGCTTGTTTATTTGCTTCGGCCTCAATTTCTGCTCTTGCAGGATCAAATTCTCTAATTTTAGCCATTGTTTCTGTTTCAAATTGTTTACGGGCATCTAATGTTTTCTTAATTAAGTCTATTGATTGTTTTTGTTTGTTAATATTATTTTGTAGTGCGTCTGAATTTTCATCTACGGCATCACTATTTTCGTCTGTCGAAGTAGTTAAGTTTTCTCTTAATTTTCTTAGTTGTCCTTCCACATAAGATTGTTGCGTTAGCAAATCAAATAATAATTTATTTTCATGACTTAGATCTCTTAATACATCTGTTTCTTCTAAAATTATATCTAAGCCATTTCTTCTAATAACACCTTCATCTTCTAAAACACTTACTAAATCTTGTTGTTCAACTATTTGTAATCTGAGTGCACTTTTTAATTTTTCAAATGATATAATTTGTTGCTCAACGTCTAATTCTTTTATTGTATTTTTAAATTCATTTAATGATGTTGTATTGCCGTCTATTTCTATTTGTGTATCTTTCAATTCCCCTTTTAATGCACTTAGTTTATCACCAAATAAAGCAAGAGCAGTAATCGCAGTACCACCAATTATAAATATTGGGTTTCTCGCTATAACACCATTTAATATAGCCATAGCACTTGATAGGCCTTTTACACTTGTAGTTATTTGAGCAATTACTATTGCTACTTTTAACCCAACGATTGCTATTAATATTTCTTTAAGAAGATCAAAATTTTCTACTAAATTTCCTACACCCTTTATACCTGCGTTAATTCCTCTGCCTAAGCCCTCACCTAATTGTGTAATAAGTTCTTCATTAATGTTTATAAAATCAGTTACATTATCTATCGCAGTTCCTAATTCTTTAGATAACCCTTGACCAAGAATGTCTTGAGCATTGGTAAATGCAATACCCAAGTTAGACATTTGAGTGGATAGGTTTTTAACTCTTTCAGCGGTAGCACCACCAAATGACTTATCAAGACCTCTGACTAATGCCCTTCTAATAGTATCAGCACCTTTTGCAGTTTGACCAAATTTAGAAACCTCTAATCTTGTTAATCCTAATTGTTCCTCAAGTATTTTAAATACAGGCACACCACGATCAGCTAATCTGTTTAAATCCTCAAGGCCTAAACCACCAGAAATAGATCGTGCAAATAAATCTGTAATAGCTTGTAAAGAGCCTATTTGGTCTGTAGTGACGGCAGATGTATCAGTGAATGTTGTTAATAGTTTCTCAGTAGGCTCAATACCTGCTGATTTTAATTTGATAAATGTTTCTGTTAGGTCATCTACGCCAAATTGTGTCTTGGTCGCAAACTTAGATATAAATTGGAATGCTTCTGCACCACCTTCGGCACTACCTGTGACGGAAGTTAGAGCAGTTCTTAAATCTTGAAATCTAGCAGTGGTATTGATTATAGAACGGACAACTGCACCTGTACCAAGTGCAACTATGGCATTCTTTAGATTAATTACGGATTGTTTAGATTTTTCTACATTGCTTTGAACATCTTTAAATGCCTTACCCGTTTTATCTCTACCGAGTATTTCAACAATGTATCTTTGGTCAGCCATTACCTTCTTTTTAAACCCATTTTTTCTTTATTGGAAGCCTTTTGTTCTTCATCATGTTTAACACCATAATAGGCATTCCACAATTCAAATTCTTCCACGGGCATTTGCATAATTTCGCCTATGGTCTTATGTAGTTTTTCTGCTAAATAAAAATGAAATCTAAGTTCGTTGTTGTCCGCTATTTTTTTTTTAAATCAGCGTTTGATGATTGTGTCCCTATGATTTCACTCGCAATCCTACCAACAATATCTGGGTCAACAAATTTTTTCATTTTAATCTTTGATTCAAGATCAAACATTTTTTCCCCGTCTTTGTTTTCTGATTTCTTTACGATAATATCAATAAGAACAGTAAGGTCATTATTGTCCTTAAACAATTCAGATTTTTCAAGTAGCGTAAAGGGTTTAACATAAATGGCGTCATCGCCTGTTAATCCCCACTCCTCAACTTCTATAATTTTAATCTCTTGGTGTTTAAAATGATTTATAGCACCTTCGAGGTAATCCTTTTTAGGCATTCAATTATATTGTTGTGACGCTTACGCCACCTGAAAACTGAACGTTTATAGTTCTTGCGATAACTCCGTCTAATGAAACGTTTTGACCTACTGATGTGACTATTGCTGATCCTGTATAGTAAGTATCACCTGCGTCTGCACCTTCTGGATATAGGTTTAATGTTACCTCTGCACCAACTGTTAATGCACCTTGACCATTAGTATCTGTTTCGTCCCAATGACATTCAACAGTACCTGTAGCGTCACTTCTAAGCACTTTATAAGTCTTAGATGTATCAGTTAGGCTAGTATCTTCAACTGTGTCTGATGTTTGGTCGATAGAAAAGCCTGTGACTTCTGCCACTGCGTCTGTACCTACCTTAACTACTCCACTTGTTCCAACGTGTGTTGCCATGTGTTTGCTCCTTCTTCATTGTTTTGATTATCTACCTTTACATCTTTTTTCTTTGATGTCCTAGTAGATTTTTTTTCTACCTCTAGCTTATAGCCTTTAGCAAGAAATTTGTCTAGTTCATTATCCCAAATAGAAACATTGCTTATGCCGTCTGGGGCGTAAATTCTAATTCTTTTAGCCATTATGCATTACCTCTAACAAATTCATAGAATACTCGTATCACAATTCTTACTGCACCTAAAGGAAAAAGAGTGCCTTCATCAGAATTACATTCAATAAGTTTTGTTTCTTTCGCATATCCACCCCTAGTTCTATCGTTATCTAGGTTTTCTTCTATTACCTCAATTAATTCATTTCGCTTTGTATCTATGTTTGTTTCGCTTCCTTTGACATATCCCACAATAACAAAATCAATAGTACCACTACGTTTACCTGCCGAATAATCACCTAAGGCAAAATCTTCTCTAGTTTCATCAGATGTTGTTATGTATAAAGCAGGGAATTGTGGGTCAGCCAATTCTTCTACTTTAAATGGCTCTCTTGTAATTTTTTTAAATTCTATTGGTGAGGTCACTGCGTCTAAAACAGTTATAATATTATTTGCGATATCTTCTCTTAAACTCATGCTAATGCCTTTTTAATGTTTTTCCCGATAATTGCATTAATTTTCTTTTGTTCAATTTTACTAATACCAAAGAACTCTCTTTTTGGCATTCTTCCTAAACCTTCATTATGAATAACGGCCTTTTTACTTTGTTGGGCACTTTTAAAGAAAACTATACCCCTACTAGGCCTAGTGGTAAAACTTAATGAACTGAACATTCTTCCTGTAAAGTTTAAATCCACAAAATTCTTAGGAGTTGTATCTCTATTACTTGGGTCATTGAATCTTTTTCTCTTAGCTTGAATATATCCCTTTGAATAGGGTTTAAAGGGCCTACCATGAACATCTTTTCCTTTTTGCTCTGTTCTATACCTAATAGCACTAACTTGAAAAGCAGAAGCCTCACCCAATCCTTTTTGGATTGCCTTCTTCATCTTTTCTGTTTTTATTCGGAGTGCTTTTTTAAAAGACTTACTATTGTCTTTTACTGTGATCATCTTACTAGGCGTAAGTGATGAATAGGCTCTTTTTCTGATGTTTGTATTACATCATCATTGTTTTCGTCATACTCTACCCCGTCACGCAATACTGCTTCAAATTCTTCTGCATAGCGAGAGCGATAATAATCCATTTTATTTTGGAAAGTGTCTTTGCCTTCACCCCCGTCTGGGTCTTTAAACTTACTTAGGATAGGATAAATATACTCTGCCATTGCTCTATATAATACTGCTCTTTTCCATTGTGCAGGAGTTAGTAAAGCTGAGTTCATTTCAATAGTTGTAATCTTTGTAATATCTTTATAACGAACAGTATGGCGATATCTTTCCCACCACTGCTCACGAATTTGTCTAACTACATCATCTTCAGCAAATTGTAATTGCGTATCAAATTCAGCAACACCAAAATTTAATATATCGGGTTGATAATCTTCCAGATCGGAACTTGCTATTGTGAATAATGTTGTAGCCATAATAAACCTTTCATTTACAGGTGGGGATTACCCCCACCCATATTAACATTAATTATAATGCTGAGTCCACAGTAATAGCACAACCATAATTATCTTTAATTAAACCTGTACCATAGGTCACTGTGCCCACAATTTCTGTCGCTCTAAGGCTAGCATCTCTTTGGGTCTCAAGTCTGAAATCCATTTTCATTGCTAGTCCCATTGAGATTGGGTGGAATACTGCACCGACTGAATCGTCATTTACGTCAACCGCAATATTTGCATTTTCGTAAACATCAATACCGAAGATGTTCCCAACAAAACCTGAGCCAAATACATTTTCACCTGTTGATGATAATGCAGTTGCTGTACCAGAGTACCCTGCCTGTGTAAGAGTTTTCTTTAAATTGAAAACTGCTTTAGGGTTAAATACTGCGTGGTATGGTCTTGGAACATTTAATGCTCTAAGTGTTGATTCAGCTTTTAAAAGCAAGTCAGCGGTTAATTCTGTACCTGCTGAGCCTAAATCATTACCGGAATCAAATGATGAAAATAGACCTACTAGGTCTGTATCTACTTTCTTAGCGATTGCTTCACCAAATACTCTACCAATGTCTTGTGCGATTGGACGAGAAGATGATTCTCTTGCTAAGTCTGTAAGAGTTGTCATCACACCTACTTCTGAAGCAGTGATTGTTGCTTCTGTAGGATTGATTTCTGTGTTTGATAAGTCAGTACCCTCTGCTACTGCTGATGCAGATACAGTTGGGAATACAGGAACGGCAATTTGTTTACCCTGTCCTGTGATGTTGTAAGTAGTAGCAAGTGGACGCATTACTGAGGTTTCTTGGAAAGTGAAAATCGCTTCCTGAATAATCTCAGTATATAGTTCACTAATACTACTTGAGGTTGTTTCGTTAGCCATGTTTGGCTCCTTTCATATTAGTTGTTAGTTACAATTTTTGGTTTTAAATTAAATCCCTGTTTAGAAGCACGATACTGTCTGTATTGCTCCTTGTGTTCGGGATTATTAATTAAATCCAATTCCGCAAGATTAAAAGGCTCTTGGTTGGCCTTGCCCACATTACCCCTACTTCCTGTGCCACTTGGAGTAGCTTGTTGAAAATGAGGGTTTTGCGTAAGAAATTCAGAAACATATTCTTCAACTGAATATAGTTCCCCGTTTTGGTTATATCGTGGTGTTCCACTTTCTGCAAGAACTTCTACACCACCATTCTCATTTAATCGAACATTGTTCTTCAATAACTCAACTACTTGTTGAGGATTGATAGCTTTGTTTTTAGAAGCTGAATTGATCAATGCGTCATTAACTTTGATTGTACGTAATTGTTCTTGATACTGTGAAATTTCAGATTGATATTTTTGTGCTTGTTCTTTTAAAATATCCTCGAACTCACCCCTGCTCTTTTTTTCTTCTAAAGCAATTTTTTCTTTTTCTTCAATTGCATTTTTAGCTTCATCAAAAGATTTAGCACCTAATTCATTAAGCCAGATTTTTCTTTCTCTGTCTAATCTATCCTTAACAACTTTGTCTATGTCAAATTGTTTAGGCTTCTCTTGTTTAGGTTGCTCTTGGGTTTGTTCTGCAGTTTTATCTTCACGAACTTCTGCTTGTTCTACCGTATTTTGCTCGTCAGCCATGAGTATTACTCCTTTTGTTATAACTAATTATATTTAGTACAGAAAAATTCTATATTCTACAAGATATTTTCCCATTCAGGATTATAGATTATCCATGAATGACGACACCGATATCCACCCCTATCAACAAATGGGTCACTTCCAGACTTGCCTTTCCAATTATTATTTTCCCATAATCTTCTAGCTTCTTTGTCTGTAAATACTCTACCAATGTGTCTAGCACAGAAATCTCTAGTGGTGTCAATCCTAGTTCCAGAGTATTTGTATTGTTTAATTCCTATTTGATCACCTTTGTATTTGGTGAACTTTCCGTCAAATTGCATTACTGAATCATGGGCAATCTGACTAGAATATTTACGCATGTTATTCCCTAGAATGTCAGCACCATATTTACTAGCTAGTGTTGTCTTGGCTTGATTCACTTTTGTTAATATCGCAGGGTTTGATGTGTATCTATTTTTCTCTATATAATCTACCAACCTATTGATGTCATTCTCATTTGACCTTTGGTAAATACCATTAATGGCTCCTGCTATATTTTTAACCATTTCATTAAAGGGTTTGCCAATAAGTGCAGATTGATAAACTTCATTGGATATGGTGTCTAAGAAAGTATTAGCTATATCTTCAAATCCACTGAATGATAAAAATTTTAACTGATTAATAACTTCCAGATCAGCTTTCTGTAATAATTTAAACTTACTAGGTATAGGTAGTTTCTTTACTACCTTTTGATATTCCTTAACAATCTGATCGTATTCATTGATGATTGCGTCAGCTTCTTTGAGATAAATTCCTTGAATTAAAGTTTTGATATTGGGCCTGTAAGCAATAGCGAATTGAGTATTGAAGACACTTCCACCTTTAGTCTTTGAGGTCAAATCTGACCTTATTCTATCTTCTAGGGATTTAAGAACGCCAATGATACGTTCTTCGTGGGTATCAATTAATTTGTTTAATGTTTCCTGTTTTGACATTCATTATACTTTAAAACCTTTTTTCCACGCTTGTAAACTCCAATACGCAGGGGATAAATTCTTTTGGCCTTTTACTCTTTTTAAAACACCACCCATTCTAGCGTCAAATGATCTTTTTCTTGCGGGTATGTTCTTCTTAATGCTCATTTCTTTAGAGCCAAAATTAACTTTTTTGACATTGCCTGTTTTTCTGTCTCGTACAAAAACCTTAAATTTTTTAACGTCCCCACGCATTGGTTTGTTAAGTTTAACAGTTCTACCTCTATACTTGGCCATTACTTAATCATCTTTGATATATATAGATTTTTAACTAAACTTACTTTTTTGCCAAACAACTTATCTGCTTTTCTTTTAACAGATTTGTATTTCTTTGTTTTCTTGTTAAATGATTTGGGTTTGCCTAATGACTTAGGTCTTTTTCTTTCCCAAACAGGTTTCTTTGGTTTAGGCATTATTT